ACAGTCATTTACATTAGGACAAACTGAAGTTCCTAATGAACCAAGTTATTATGGAAGATGGACAATTAACTCTAATAGTCAAAATTATGAAGTTCACCAAAGAATTGAAGATGTAAGAACTTTAGCTGGACAAACAGCTACATTATCTTTTTATGCTAGACGCCCATCAGGTTCTACAACTATTAATGCAAGAATAGTGCAATATTTTGGCACAGGTGGCTCTCCTTCATCTACTGTTGTTACATCTTTAGGCACAGTAGCTTTAACAACTGATTGGCAAAAGTTTACATTTACTGTTGATGTTCCATCAGTATCAGGTAAAACATTAGGTACAAATAATAATCATAGTTTATGGGTAGGAGTGCAAATTACAGATACAAATACAGGCACAATAGATTTTTCTCAAATGCAATTTGAAAAAGGTGAAGGTGCTAGTGACTTTGAGTTTTTACCTTATGATGTACAGTTGCAGAGGTGTGAGAGATATTATGAAATAAGCGGAGGTAGATGGAGAGGATATGATAATGGATATACTTTTGTCGGAACTAACTTTTTTAAAGTTACAAAACGAGCTACTCCAACAGTAACTCAAACAGGAGGTTCAGGAAGTATTGGCGATATTACAACAGTCAAATGTAGCTCAGTCATTGGTGGAGGAAATTTTGATACTAGTACTTTTAACCTTTTAATTAATGCGGAATTATAAATGACATATACATATAAAAAACTATTAGATTTAGATGGCAATGTAGATGTAAACATTATCTATAGAAACGAAGATGGAGGTTACATTCCAGCAGACAAAGCTAACACAGATTACCAAGAATACCTAGAATGGTTATCTGAAGGAAATACCCTAGAGGAAGCAGAATAATGGCATCTATAAAACTTAAAGGCGATACATCAGGTGAAGTTACCATATCAGCACCTGCCGTTGCAGGAACAACAACACTAGAACTACCTGCTACATCTAGCACACTAGCAACACAGAATGCTTTAGGTGTACGCAATCTTATCATCAATGGTGATATGAGGATTGCACAGAGGGGGACATCATCATCTAGTTATTCTAGTGGAGACACTTACTTAACTTTAGATAGATGGAGAAGTAATATTAGTACTGCTGGAACTTGGACAATGTCACAAGATACTGATGTGCCAATAGGAGAAGGTTTTGCAACAAGTATGAAGTGGGATTGTACAACAGCTAATTCTAGTTTAAGTGCTAATTCTTATTTATATGCTACACAATATCTTGAAGGTCAAAATTTACAACAACTTAAAAAAGGAACTGCTAATGCAGAATCTTTAACATTATCTTTCTGGGTAAAATCTAATAAAACAGGTACATATATTGCGTATTTATTTGATGTAGACACTCCATCATATAGATATATATCTAAATCTTATACCATTAATACAGCAGACACATGGGAAAAGAAAACTATTACTTATGCTGGAGATACAATTGGTGCTTTAGATAATGATAATGCAAGAAGTCTAGATTTACTTTTTTGGTTAGTTGCTGGAACAGATTTTACATCAGGTACATTACAGACATCTTGGGGTACAACAGTTAATGCTAACAGAGCAGTAGGTCAAGTTAACCTAGCAGACTCTACATCTAACTACATCAACATAACTGGAGTACAATTAGAAGTCGGTGAAGGTGCTAGTGACTTTGAGTTTTTACCTTATGATGTACAGTTAGCAAGGTGTCAGAGGTATTGTGTAGCTTATGGTGGTGTTGGAACATATGAACCGTTTGGTATTGGCGTTGAAACAAGCGGAACTAATGCCTCTATACAGTTAGGCTTACCTGTAACAATGAGAGGAAGTATATCTTTAACAGCATCTAATGTTGGAGATATAAGGGTATCTGACGGAAGTGCATTTGCTGCAGCAACAGCGATTAATATAGACCAAAGAGGTTTCCAACAAGTTATGTTTAATGCCACAGTAGCTAGTGGATTGGCTGCAACTAAAGCATGTAGATTAATTGCAAATAACAGTTTAGCCCCAAGAATAATATTTACATCGGAGTTATAATGTATAAAACAACAACAAATTCTTTTGGACAAACAGTAATCATAAGAACAAATACAGACGGTTCTACTACTTCTTTTTTTGAAGAACAAGACAACACAGACTACCAAGAATACCTAGAATGGTTATCTGAAGGAAATACCCCAGAGGAAGCAGAATAATGGCAAACCTTATTTTAAAAGGAAATACTAGCGGTCAGGTTACTATACAAGCTCCTGATGAAGCAGGAACTACTACATTAACGCTACCTACAACCAATAGCACACTCGCAACACAAAACTCTTTAGGTGTACGCAATCTTATCATCAATGGTGATATGAGGATTGACCAGAGGAATGCTGGTAGTGCGGTTACTGCAAACGGTAATTTTCCTGTTGATAGATTTCAAATTTTTAACAGTACAGATGGTGCTTTTTCAGCACAACAAGACTCATCCGCTCCAACGGGATTTGTAAATTCATTAAAATTCACAACTACCACAGCAGATGGGACTTTAACCACAACTCAAGCGACCCAGTTTCAACAGAGGATTGAAGGTTTTAATTTTGCCAATCTTGGTTGGGGAACTGCGTCTGCCAAGACTGTAACTATATCATTTTGGGTTCGCTCTAGTCTGACTGGAACTTTTGGAGGGTCATTAAGAAATAATGCACAAGACAGGTCTTATCCTTTTACTTATGTAATATCTGTTGCTGACACTTGGGAATATAAAACTGTAACGGTTGCTGGAGATACAAGCGGAACTTGGTTAACTAATAATAGTGTTGGCTGTAGATTAACATTTGGACTTGGTGGTGGACCAGATGTAAGCGGAACTGCTAGTGCTTGGGCTGGAGCAAATTACAGCAATACAACAGGAGCAGTTTCGGTCATTGGAACTCTCAACGCCACTTGGTACATCACAGGTGTCCAACTAGAAGTAGGTGACACAGCTACACCATTTGAACACAGACCTTATGATATGGAGTTAGCAAGATGTATGCGATATTTTCAAATTGTGCCTATTGCTGGAACTGCTCATAATTCCAGTGAATTATGTGTAACAGGTACTTTTAGGGTTGACATGAGAGATACTCCTAGTATTAATAGTACTGTTAGTAACAGACCAGGTTATTATAATGGGTCATTAAATACTTTATTTAATGTTGGTTATGGAAATGCAGGCGTTGGCAATGCGTATTTTGCTGCTGGTGTAGTCGACAAACAAGGATTTGGTCAAATGTATGTTACAAGTGGATTAACTGGCGGAAGATTATATGCAGGCGGTGCAATTATGAGTGCGGAGTTATAATGATTACATATAAAAAAGTAAATGACCCTTATGGAAATTTTGTTGGATTATTTAAGAATAATGAATGGTTTATCCCTATTGCAGAAGGCAATACAGACTACCAAGAATACCTAGAATGGGTAGCAGAAGGTAACACACCAGAGGAGGCAGAATAATGTCATTGACTTTGAATGGAATCGGTTTCGTAGAAAACAGTATTACACTAGATACAAACTACACACTAGCAGATAATCGTAATGCAATGACTGCTGGTCCTGTTACAGTTGCAGACGGAATTACTATCACTATCGGTGATGGGAGTACGTGGTCAGTAGTATGATGAACTTTTATACATACGTATATAAAAGAACTGATGGCACACCATTCTATGTTGGTAAAGGTCATGGCAATAGAATAATGCAACATCTATATGATGCTAGAGGTAATCGGAATTCTAATCGTATTGCAATTAAAATTATCCGTAAAATGTTACGCAATGGTGAAGAGCCGATAATTGAAAAGTTAATAGATAATATAGATGAAGAGTTAGCATTATTTATAGAGCAAGAATATATTGCTAAATATGGAAGAATAGATAATGGAACAGGTATATTAGCTAATCTAACAGATGGTGGTGAAGGGGGTTCTGGGTATGTTGTATCTGATGAAAAGAAAAAGAAAACATCAGAAACAATGAAAGGTACTAGGGGTGGTAAAAATAATCCATTCTATGGTAAAAAGCACAACAAAGAAACATTAGCAAAAATGTCTGCATCAATCAAAGCTAATCCAACTAAATATTGGTTAGGTAAAAAATTTAGCGAGGAACACTTGGAAAAATTAAGAATACAAAAAACCTGCCCACATTGTGGCAAAACAGGAAGAGGAAGTGCTATGAATAGATACCACTTTGATAAGTGTAGGAGTGTCGTATGACAACACAGATAAAAGGAAATACAACAAGTACATTTGGTGGACCAATAGTATCTACTGCACCAGCGTTTAGTGCGTATGCTAATTCTAGTTCAACAATATCACATGCTACATATACAAAAATAGTATTTAATATAGAAGAATTTGATACTAATTCTAATTTTGATACGAGCGCATCAAGATTTACTCCAACTGTTGCTGGATATTATCAAGTTAATTTAGCTGCAAGATTGCAACCAGCATCAATATCTAGTAATGGTGAAATATTGACTGCTGTTTTTAAAAATGGTTATCAATACAAAAGAGGTTTTAATAGTTTTGGAAATTTAACATCACAGATAGCAAACTCTTATATCATGCCACAAGTTAATGTTATAGTTTATATGAATGGAAGCACAGATTATATAGAAGGATATTTTTACCAATCTACAGGTAATTCTCAAACTTTATCTGGATTTAGTCAAGGAACATATTTTCAAGCAGTATTAGTGAGGGCAGTATGAGTACAGTAAAATCAAAAAAACTACAAGTCGGAACAGATGCTACCTCTAGCAATAACTTTACTATCTATCAGCCATCTACACCTGATGGAACATTAAGGATTGGTGTAGGTAATGCAGATAGTCCTACAGAGGTAGGTCAGTTCAATGCTAATGGATATAAACATACAGAAACTATACCATCATTTTTTGCTTACAATACTAGTGTACAATCAATTTCTGCAAATACATGGACAAAAATAACATACCCTACTGCTAGTTTAAATAATGGTGGTAGTTATGATACCTCTAATTCTAGATTTACTCCTAATATAGCAGGTTGGTATTTTATTAGCTCAAGATTTGGATTTCAACCATATACAACTGGATATAATATTAATCAGTTGCAAAAAAATGGAGGAGGTTTTGCAAGAGGTGGTATGCAAAATCCAAACGGAAATTATGGCGGTATAACTGGAACATGGATTGTATATTTAAACGGAACAACAGATTATGTAGAAATATATTGCAACAGTAGTGGTGCATTTAATACAGAAGCTGGTTCAGCAATAACTTGGTGGCAAGGACATTTAGTACAACAAGCATAAGGAAAAAACATGACACTATACGATAAAATAACAACACTTTATACAGAACTAACAGTAGATGACTTTGCACCTGATACAGGTACAATCATGCTTCAGAATGACAGCGATGGTAAAGGTGACTACATCAAAGAATGGAATCATCCTACACTTGCTAAACCTACACAGGAACAATTAGACGGAATACAATAATGACTATATCCATAAAACCTACAGCATCTGGTTCTACAATAGAGCAAGATGGTAGCACCATATTAACAGTAGATGGTAGTGGGAATATTACGCCTAGTAATAGTATGTATCCTAAAGTTCCAGCATTTAGTGCTTATAATAATGGCACACAATCTGTAAGTGCAAGTACAGACACTAAAGTAGTATTTGACCATGAAAACTTTGATACTAATTCTAATTATGATAATGCCACTAATTATAGATTTACTCCGACAGTAGCTGGATACTACCAATTTAATACAAATGTTTATCATGCTGGAGCAGCTTATGCTTACATTAATTTAAAGTTTTATAAAAATGGTTCAGCATTTATAGAAGCAAATAGAATCAGTTATACAGGGCAAGCTGAAATAAATGGTTCTGGACTAATATATTTGAATGGCTCTACAGACTATGTGGAAGTGTATGTAAGAAGTCAAGGATCTGCTATAACTCTTGGTGCTAGTGATAAACAGTTTATGAATTTTAGTGGTTATCTAGTGAGCGTATAATTATGACACCAGACGAAAAGCTATCCGCCCACGAGAAACTATGTGCAGAACGATATGCAACCTTGCACTATCGTCTTGATCGTTTAGAAGCCATGCTCAACAAATTAATATGGGGTTGCATGACTGGTTTCGGTGCTATTGTTGTTGCCGTTGTGGTCAGTAAACTATAATGCTATCAAGACTATGTCAATTATTAAGGAGAAACCAAGATGTCTATGACACTTCATTTAATTTCAGTTTGTGTGATACTCGTGGCTTACGAAATTATCCGAGATCCACTCCACGCTCTCAAAGAAACTATACAAGTAAAAACAATAAAAATGTTCACTGTTCTCAAGGAGACTGTATCACGACTGAAGGAGATTGTGTTTAAGTGATTAATGCTATATTACCTATTATTGGAACTGTACTAGACAAACTAATACCTGACAACAATGCCAAAGAGAAAGCAAAACAAGAAATTGAAAAAGCTCTTATCGATAATGCAGCTCAGATTAATCTCACTCAGGCTGAGACGAATAAGGTCGAAGCTGCTCATCGCTCTGTTTTCGTTAGTGGTTGGCGTCCTTTCCTTGGTTGGTGCAGTGGGCTTGGTTTTGCTTGGGTGTTTGTGGTATCCCCAGTTGCTCAGTGGGTGCTTGCACTACAGGGCATTACTTTAGTATTACCACAGTTACAAACAGATGTTCTTATGGAACTCACATTAGCCATGCTTGGTCTTGCAGGTCTTAGAACTTGGGAGAAAAGCAAGGGCTTAACTAAATGAGGTTATCAGAACACTTTACATTAATTGAATTTACTAGATCTCAAACAGCTTCTAGATACGGAATAGATAATGCTCCTAACGAAGAACAAATAGAGAATCTTAAAACTTTAGCAAAAGGATTAGAAGATGTTAGGACTAAGCTTGATAACAATCCTATTAATATTAGTAGTGGTTTTAGGTGTCAGGATCTCAACGATCGTTTGGGATCAAAAAGAACAAGTAGACACATACTTGGTCTTGCTGCTGATTTTACTTGTGATCGTTATGGTGATGTCACTGACGTATTTTCAGTTCTGGCTAGTTCATCTATTGGATTTGATCAGCTCATCTTAGAGTATGATTCTTGGATTCATGTCTCATTTCCTAAAGAAGGAGATGAACCAAGACGTCAAGTATTAGTCATAGACAAAGAAGGAGTACGACATGCCTCTTAAGAAAGGTAAATCACAAAAGGTTATATCTGAAAACATTCGTAAAGAAATGAAAGCAGGTAAACCACAAAAGCAAGCAATAGCAATAGCATTAAGTAAAGCAGGTAAAAGTAAAAGGAAGAAGAAGTAATGGCTAAAGACCCTCGACTAGAAAGAGCAGGAGTATCAGGTTATAACAAACCTAAGCGTACTCCAGGACATCCTACTAAGTCTCATGTTGTTGTAGCTAAGTCAGGTGAACAAGTTAAACTAATTAGATTTGGACAACAGGGTAAAAAAGGAGCAGGAGCTAACCCTAAGACTGCCTCAGAGAAAGCTAGACAAAAGTCATTTAAAGCAAGACATGCTAAAAACATAAGTAAAGGTAAGATGTCAGCAGCATATTGGGCTGACAAAGTTAAGTGGTAGATGACAGCCCTTGTACAGGGGTTTGTCGAATGAAAGGAACTCGATGTATATCATGTCATCGAACCTTCGAGGATTTGAGTCAATGGTTATACCTTACTCGTGAAGAGCGTTTAAACAGAATGGAGCAAATAAAAAATGAGCTTAGTAGAAAATATAAACAAAAGAAAGAAAGCAGGAACTAGCAGGAGTAAGAAGAAGTCCACAATAAGTGCTAAAGCCTATAAAGATATGCAAAATAATTGGGGTAAGAAGAAAAAGAAAAAAGCTTAATGAATCAAGATATGACAATAGAAGAGTTTACTCTCTATTGGATGGAGAACAAACCTTTAAATTCTCCACAGGATGACGGAGTAACCTTTGTTGAAAATATACATGGAGTTGTTCTGTATAGAGATTATCCATTCCAAGTAGAACTCTTTACAATGGAACCTAATACATTAGTTGAACCTCATAAACATCCTAATGTAGAAACAGTTGCTATTTATGTGTCAGGTGATATAGATTTCCAACGTAAACATAAATGGTATATTCATCCTTTTGATATGTTTAAGGGTCGCTTCCCTTATCCTGCTATTAAAATAGGACCAGATGTCCAGCATACAGCTAGAACAGGACCAAAAGGTGGTAGTTTTCTTACATTACAGAAGTGGTTAAACAATACACAGCCTAAGTTTATAGGTAATGATTGGACTGATAACAATAATAAAACTTCATACGAGGATAGTTGGAAAGACTAATGAGTAAGGCTAGTATAGAACAAATAAGAGAAGCTGCAGAAGCTGATCTCTTAACTTTTATTAAGTTGGTAGCTCCTCATTTAATGCTTGGTGCTATCCATGAAGAACTAATACAATGGTGGCAACGTCAAGATGCTAAACAAAACCAATTAGTATTACTTCCTCGAGGACACATGAAGTCTAAGTTAGTTGCTTATAGGACTGCTTGGTGGATTACTAAACATCCTGAAACAACTATATTGTATGTATCTGCTACGGCTGACTTGGCTGAAAAACAGCTTTATGCAATTAAACAGATTTTAGATAATCCAATATACAGACGTTATTGGTCAGATATGATACACCCAGAAGAGGGTAAACGAGAAAAGTGGGCAGTTGCTGAAATAGCAGTAGATCACCCACAAAGAAAACTAGAAGGAATTAGAGATGCTACTTGTAAAGCTGTTGGGCTTACCAGTAATACTACTGGCTTCCATGCTGATGTTGTCGTCTTGGATGATATTGTTGTGCCAGGTAACGCTTATACGGAAGATGGTAGAGAAAAGGTTGCCTCAGCTTATTCACAACTCGCCTCCATTGAAAATCCTGGTGCTTATGAATGGGTTGTTGGCACTCGTTATCATCCTAGAGATATTTATGATACTATGATCAACATGAAAGAAACTCTTTATGATGAAGGAGGAGAGTTAGTTTCAGAAGATCCAGTATATGAATTATTTCAAAGAGTCGTAGAAACCAATGGTGAGTTTCTATGGGCTAAACAAACAAGATCAGATGGTAAAGCCTTTGGTTTTGATTCTAAAGAATTAGCTCGAATCAAAGCTAAATATGTAGATAATACTCAGTTCTATGCTCAATACTATAACAATCCAAATAGTAATGAAACAGCTAGAATTAATGCAGACAACTTTCAATATTATGATAGAAACATTCTACAGAATAAAGAAGGTGATTGGTATATAAGAGATCGTAAATTAAATGTATATGCAGCGATTGACTTTGCGTTTTCATTAAGAAAAAGAGCTGACTTTACAGCATTAGTTGTAGTAGGAGTAGATCATCAAGGTAACTTCTATGTTTTAGATATTGATAGATTTAAAACAGATCGTATTGTAGATTATTATAATCATATTCTTAGCTCATGGCAAAAGTGGGGATTTAGAAAGCTAAGAGCTGAAACCACTGTAGCTCAGCAAACGATTGTTAAAGAGCTTAAAGAAAGTTATTTAAAACCTAATGGCATACCTCTTTCTATTGAAGAGTTTAGACCTACTAGACATCTAGGAGATAAAGAAGAACGAGTAGGAGCTGTACTTGAACCTAAATATGACAACCTACAAGTATGGCATTACAAAGGTGGTAATTGTCAATCATTAGAAGAAGAATTAGTCATGACTCATCCACCTCATGACGATATTAAAGATGCTCTATCTAATGCTATAGCAATAGCTGTCATTCCTAAACAGCGTGTAGGCTCTTTTAGTGTAGGTAGAAATGTAGTAACACACTCCCGTTTTGGTGGTGTATCTTATTAATAAGGAATAACTATGGCAGGAAAAGTAGCAGAAATCAAAAGGTTATTAGAAGGAGACGGGTTAGCTAGACAGCTTTCTCATCTATATAATAACTGGTGGATTCAAAGACAAGACAAAGAAGAAGAGTGGCGAGAACTCAGGAACTATTTATTTGCAACAGATACAACTAAAACAACTAATTCTAAACTTCCTTGGAAGAATAAAACTACTCTGCCTAAACTTACTCAGATTAGAGATAACCTTCATGCTAACTATATGGATGCGTTGTTTCCAAATGATAATTGGATGAAGTGGGAAGGGTATAATCTAGAAGATTCTACCATTAATAAACGTAAAGCGATTGAATCCTATCTTAAAACAAAGATAAGAGAATCAGGTTTTAGAGAAACAGTATCTCAATTACTTTATGATTATATTGATTATGGAAACTCTTTTGCAGAAGTAACTTATGTAGATGAGAAACACATTGATTATGCTACAGGTGAAGAAATATCTACTTATCGTGGTCCTAAATTAGTTAGAATATCCCCATTTGATATTATCTTTAATCCTACAGCCTCTTCCTTTGCAGAGTCTCCTAAGTTTACTCGTTATGTTAAAACAATAGGAGAGCTTCAGAAAGATCTTAAATATAGACCAGATCTTAACTATGACAAAGAAGCTGTTCAGAAAGCTATGGAAGTGCGTAAAAGCATTTCATCATTTAGACAAGAAGATGTAAATAAGGCAGAAGCTTATCATATTGATGGCTTTGGATCATTACAAGAATACTTTCAATCAGGCTTAGTAGAGATATTAGAGTTTGAAGGTGACATCTACGATGAACAAGAAGGTGAATTACTAGAACGTAGATTAGTTACAATTATGGATCGTTCTATTATTATTCGTAATGTAGAGAATCCTTCTTATTTAGGTAAAGACAATAAACATCATGTAGGGTGGAGAACACGTCCAGATAACCTATATGCTATGGGTCCTTTAGACAATCTAGTTGGTATGCAATATCGAGTAGATCACTTAGAGAACTTAAAAGCAGATGCACTAGACTTAACTATACATCCACCGATTGCTATCAAGGGTGATGTAGAACCATTTGAATGGGGACCAGAAGCTACAATTCATATTCCTGAAGATGGTGATGTAAGTATGATGCCTCCTAATCCTGCTGCTTTCCAAGTTAATAATGAAATAGCAGCTATACTAGCTATCATGGAAGAAATGGCAGGAGCTCCTAAAGAAGCGATGGGCTTTAGAACTCCAGGAGAAAAGACAGCTTTTGAAGTACAACAATTACAAAATGCTGCAGGCAGAATATTCCAACATAAGATTAACAGTTTTGAGATTGAATTCTTAGAACCTATTTTAAATACCATGTTAGAAGTATCTAGACGTAACATGGATATTGTAGAAGTTTCTAGAGTAATGGATGATGACATTGGTGTTGCTGATTTCATATCTATTACAAAAGAAGATATTACAGCTAAAGGTAAGCTCCGTCCTATTGGTGCTCGCCATTATGCTGCTCGAGCTCAGTTAGTACAAAATATGCTAGGTGTCTTTAATAGTCCTATGGGTCAACTCATAGCTCCTCATATATCAGCTAAACGCTTAGCTAAGATGATTGAAGAGTATATGGGCTTTGAACAATATGACTTTATTAAAGATCATGCAGCTATCTTTGAGAATGCTGAGACTCAGAAACTCATGAATCAAGTAAATCAAACTATTCAAGCTGAGCAAGCTCAGCCAGGAGTAGAAGAGGAAATAGCAGCTCAACAGGCTGCTGAATTAGGTCCTCAAGAACCTGGAATGATGTAATTTACTTGACTTTTAGAACAACTTATGGTATAATATTTATATGGATTTAAAATCAGATAAAGCTAAGAAGCTTACTAAAGATCAAGTATTTAAAGAGTTAAAAGATTATCTCACAGAACAAATTGAGTTGTCAAGACGTAAATCTGTTGATGAAGATAATTTCTCTTTACCTGCATGGTCTGAACATCAAGCTTATCAACTTGGCTTTCAAAAAGCTTTTACTAAACTATATAATCTTATTCCTGACCAAGGAGAAAAATAATGGCTGAAGATAATAATAACACACAAGAACAACAGGTTTCCGAGTCGACTACCCAAGCGACTCCACAAGCAGATACTTCCACTCCCAAGTTTGAGATTCCGACAGAAGCTCTAGACTTTGTAGGTGAAGGTAAAAAGTATAAATCAGCAGAAGATGCGTTGAAATCAGTTCCTCATGCACAAGAGCATATCAAAACCCTAGAGGAAGAGATGGCTCAGTTGAAAGAAGAACTAATAAGACGTAAGACTGCAGAAGAGTTACTCGATGAATTAAAGTCTGGCAGTTCGTCAGTTGAGAATACCACTCAAACTACTGAATTGAATCAAGATACAATTATGAACTTAGTTAATCAAACTCTTGAACAAAGAGAAAGACAATCTAAGGCTCAGCAAAATGCTAGTTCTGTAGCTAATAAGTTTACTGAACAGTATGGAGCTAAAGCTGAAGAAGTCTATACTAAAATTGCTCAAGATGCAGGATTAACTGTTGAACAATTAAATAATCTTGCTGCAACATCACCAAATGTTGTACTAAAGCTTTCAGGATTAGATGCTAAAACTACACCAGTAGGTAAACCATCAAGTTCTATTAATACACAAGCTTTAGGATCAACAAAGCCAACAGAGCTTTCAGCTAGAGTGCCTAAGGGTGCTTCTACTAAAGACATGTTGACTGCTTGGAGAGCTGCAGGTGAAAAGGTTAAATCTCAACTATAATTAAGGAAAAAATATGTCTCAATTAACAAGTAATACTACAGCTTTTATTGAAGCTCAACAGTATTCACAGTTTATTCTTGAGAACTTACACGACTATCTACTACCAGAAGGTATGTGGAGAGATGTA